ATGAGATGATAAACAGATTTAATAACAATAACATTAAAATAGATAGAATATGAATAAGATTGAAGAACTGGAAAATAAGTTGAAGGAAGAAAAAACAAGATGCAGGCTAATCTAAAAGAGAACTATAAATGGGTCGTTGGGAAATACGTCAAATTCGATGAATATTCTATAATGAGAATAGATAATCTACGCTATATTCCTATAAATACCGTAGAAGATTATTATAAAAATGAGCTAGATCCAAATGACGCTATTTACGTAGATGGCCCTGTGGCTCATTATAATGTAGAGGACAATTATTATTCTTTGGCAAAACATAAAAACATACAGATAAAGATAAGAAATATAATAGAGCCTGATGGTGAATTTGAGAATCTGGTAGAACGGTTGTTTAATGAGGCGAAAAAGAACTTACTATGAGCCTGTTTGTATGCGCTAAATGCGGCTGTATCGATAATACCGCTACGTCTAGTTACTGGATGTTGACAAACGAGTATATGGTGGACAAATTCGAGTATGCCAAGGAACTACAGCCGTACAAGGGCATGGGGCTGTGCAGCGAATGCGGGAGGCTGGCTACCAGCCCAGACGGACGTGATGTCGTGGTGTCCGGAAAATGGCACGGGAAGTTTCCGAAGGAGAAAGCTACCGAAGAGCAGTTAAAGAAAGTAGGATATAAAAATCTGATAAAATGAATAAGATAAGAAGAGGAGAAGTTAAAATATATAAAGGGGTAAAATACATAGCTATCCCTGAGGTACAAGAAGAGAGTTGTGAGGGATGTTGTTTTTACGATGAAGGAATTTGTTCAATAGAACATAATAATGATCCTAATTGCCTTCATAGCGGCATGATCTGGGCAAAAGAAGAAAATGGTATGAGCGATATCAAAGAAAAGGCTATTAAATTGGCTATAGAGGCCATGAAACCTATCCCGGTATATTCATCGCCATGTTATAGTATAAATGACAGCAGATCGCCCGAGGAAAAGCATGAGGAAGATATGAGGTTTTGCAAGGAGTTTAACGACCTTAAATGCGAAATGCTTATTGACATGGCCAAGAAAATAGAGGAGTATTTATTATAAGGATACTATCTTGATGATTGGGGACGCTTCCGGGAAAGAAGGACAGTTCTCTGACTCCGATAAGAAGACGGCGGAGAACTTCGGGTGTGAGTATATGGATGTGGATGATTTTGTGGATAAGTATAAGGGATGATAACAGTAGAAGGATAGGATGATAATCGCCTATCCTTCTCTTACTTTAATCAAATATCTTGCCGCCAAAAGAGATAAAAGACTCTCTTGATTTAGGTATATTCCTGATATTATATAACGTTTTCTCAAATCCCTTCCTAGTCATATAAACCGTATTCCTGATCCCAGTATCCGTATTGTATCTGTAATGTGCGTAACCCTTCTTAATAACATTCTCCGTTAATATCCACTCTCTATTATTCTTGTAAAAGAAACCCTGCTCTTGTAAAAACTCTCTTAGAGATCTTTCCGCTATATCACATCCATGAGACTCTAGCTCTCTCCGAACGTCACGGATCAACATATCATCACCTTTGTCATTGGCCATAATAGCTGTTTCGGCGAATCCTACCTTAGGGGCTTGTTCTTTAATAATGTTATCGGATATCATCTTAGCCTCCTCCGCTGCTTTCTTGGCTTCAGCTAATGCCTGTTTTTCTTTCTCAGATGCTAATAACGCTTCTAATGCTTCTATATAATTATGTGGAAGGTTCTTTTCTACAGATGCTTCCGTTTTATTTAAAGCATTTGCTGTGACGTGAAATACGCTTCTATATACATCAAATACTCGTCTTTCTTTCCTTGCTATTAAATATTCCATGCAAGATACAGATATCATATATACAATTGTTGGTCTTCCCCCGGTAGGGTTTTTACCATTTTTGGTAAAAACTTTATAATCAATATCTTTAATAAACCCATTATCACCAGTAAGAACCCTAACAGCCTTACCCTTATCAGAATATATCAAAGGCCAAACCTCATCTAGGTTAACAGGGAAATCCTCTCCGGATTTAACTAACTCAAGAACCTTCTCGAAATACGATCTGATAGATAAATCATCATTCAAAACAATATTACACATGATATAAAAAATAGGCCCAAAAGGAGATGTCGGATCTCACCTCGACAAATCCTAATGAGCCAAAAATATCTTACACATTGAATGACCTTGAAGTGAGATCCCGTCATTCATTGTTTCATAATGCAAATATAGCCAATCAAATTGTCTTAAACAATTGACTGGCTATTTTTTTTCGTCATACTATATCAGTTATCTTCCCCTGTCAAAGTACCAATTAGCGTCCTCCCCGGACTCATCCTTATTTCTACCACCTAGAAAGAATCCCATCGTCATGCCGTTGGTCATCAACCAGTAGTCGGACGTCTGTTTAATATCCCTAGCCGTCTTGATATTATACCATTGCTTACCAAACGAGAACTTCATGAGCTGCCTCCATAGCTTACTCTCGCCCTTGTACACGCCGGTCTGGACAGTAGCGAACGGGTCCCAGTTCCGGGGATCGGTGAGATCGCCTAACTTCCGGGCCGTAACCAACGGATCTTGCAGCATATCTATGGCGTTAAGCTCCATAAACGGGGATGTCTGGGAAGCGATCTCATTGATCGTCCTGAACCCGATATAGGTAATGAACTGCCCGAACCAACTATCCTCATTATCCTCCCTATATCCCATCAAGGCCCTTCCTATGGCCATCATCGTGGCGAATACCGCCATATTGATAATCGATCTCTTAATATTGATCTGCTCGTAGGGGGTAAGCTTGTCATACTCTTCCTTAAGCACATCATATGCCTCCCCCATCCTACCCTCTGACATCGAGCCATAGACATTTCCGGCCAATCTCCATAATGTTCTCATATATCCTTCCTCGAACTGGTTGGTCTGGAAATTGAAACCGGCTTTCTTATACGCCCGCTGCACGGCCAATATAAACCATCCACGATGAGGAAGCACCATGTTAAGGATCGCGTTCCGGCTAGCCCCCACCCGGTTCTGCTCGTTCAGGGCGCCGTCGCATATCTGCACCATACTCCTGACCCTGCTGGACAATGTAGGTATGTATCGGTCTATAATATCCTTATTAGCTTCGTTTTTAGCCACGATCTTTCCATCCTTGACGTCTACCATGTTCCACATAGAATAATCCCTTAAACGCTCCCAATCGCGTTTAGCCTCGTTAGCGGACATATTCCTGTCCTTCATCATCATCTCCTTGAAATTGGAGTATGACCAGAACTGACCCTCGTATAGGCGGGTATCATCCATGACCGAGATAATAACCTGCGGATCCAACGGGGAGTTAAGAACCTCCATCATCTTAAACGGCAGATCCCGGAATAAGGTTCTCCAGATCTTGTTGTACGCCGCCGATCGTACACGGTTGCGGACATTAAACACACCTAGGGCCTCTCCAACGACATATAGCTTGTTGGTACGGTTTATGTCCCCGATCTCAGACACGTACGTACTCAACTGCTTCTGGGCTTCCCCATAGGCGTATTTCATGGAATCCTTGCTTATATACTGCCCCACCATACCCTCCAAAAGGAAGTTGGCCTGCCCGGTAAGGGCACCGGTAGCCGCCACGAACGGGGAGAAGCCTAAGTTGGATTTGGACACAAATTTGGTAAACATAAGAGCCAGCTTATTAAGATCGACCTTATAATTGCCTATATTCCATTCCGCCCGCTTATTGTTTATCCTGACGTCATAGATACTGGCGTTAACCCAGTCCTGAAACATTCTATAGGCGTGAGTGGCCTCCGGGTTCTTGCCTCCGTCGTATTGTGTCTCCAGCATCATGTTCCTGTATCCCATGACATCATCCAAAGCCGCTCTCTTATGCTTGTAAGCGGCTGCTTGTAAGGATAACATGGAATAGGAGTACGCGAAATCATGAGATACGTCATCGGCATTCTCTAGCTTACTCAGATAGTACTTGGGGATCATGCGATATTTGTTATCGTTCTCATCAAGCTCTCCTAGGTCTTGCCCCTGACCATGTATAGGGTCATCCACCCTCTCGCCAACAATATCACGCACGGCGTTGCCGATGGCCGCCTTCGGGTCAACCCCGGCCTGCACCATCCTCTCCACGCCGCCCTTGGATATTTGTGGTATCATATAGATATTCCTGAACCGCTCATCATAATCCTCCATAGCCTTACGGCTTATGTTAAGTAATTCTTTCCTCATCTCCCACTTATCCTTATTGATCGTAGCTTCCTCCCCTTCGTTGGTAATACCGTATTTCTTGAAGAAAGCCTCGTTCTTGTACTTATCGAACCTAGGCGTATGATACCCATAACCCAGATCGGGATTATAATTAGGATTACGGAAAGAACTCTCGACATCGGCCTCTTCTAGCCACTGGTTATTGATCGATAAGTCAATCATATTAATATCAAACCCGAAACGGGATACGCTCTCTTCCTTTGATATACCATTTTCCATGGCATCAAAGAACTCGGATACCTTATACGTACCGTTATTTATCTTCCTAACGAAATCAGAATACCCATTGGGAGAGTATTTTCTCATATAAGGATATAGCCGAGTTCTGGCGTACTCGATAAGTATACTATTAGCCTTACCCATAGCTATATCATTAGCCAGCTTATCACTGAAATCAGGACCGTATTTCTTTCTTAAGAACAATGTCTCTATGAACGTCCATGACGGGTTCTTCCGGGACAGCTTGGCGGCCATCCTATCCACCTGACTCCGGGAGCGGGCGGACATATGCTCCTTGGCGAACTTAATCTCATCCATACCCTTGTCGTACGCCATGGCGTCCCTTAAAGCGTTACGGTAGGAATCAGTGACACCACTCTCCACCGTATCAGGCATATCCATCTCAATATCCTCAGCGGAAGCGGCGGCGTTAATAACACTCTTGGCCTCGGCCAGACGGTCGTATAGCTCGTTTATCTTCCTTAGCGACGCCGACCCGCGCAGCCTGTCGAAATCATATTCCCCGTATCTCGTGCTGTCCCGGTACTGAATAAGCAAAGGTCTTAACTGATCGTTAATCTCATTTATTGTTGCCATCGCCTCCTCTACCTTCTCTATCCTTGATGATGATGCAGATTGCTCCGTGATCTTATCAACCAGATTCTCGTAATAATCACCCTCCTCGGATCCCCACATATCCTTAGAGAAACCAAGATGACCGCCAGCTAGCAGGAACTCAAACGCCGCCTTACCGCCCTCAGACCGCTCTATCCCACGCAGTATCTCCTTAAACTCTGCGGAAGCCTTGCGACCCTCGTTGGTATTCCCGAACTCCTCGGCCCATGCCTCATCCCATGCCTTGATCTCCTCTGACATCATCAACGCCTCGGACCCCGCTTCCTTTGGTGTCCCGTCGGAATACCACTCGCTCTTGGCTATAGCCCTATCACGAAGGATATCCAGATAAGATCTCCATGCTATAGGATCGGATTGGAATGCCGACCAATCCACTTTCCCGTCTTTCACGAATTTATCCATAGCCACATATCTACTCCTGCGGATACGGGACATGAAATCGGATGTAGCTTGTGATACCCTGCGACCCAGCCTTTCCTCTACCTTCTTGTTCACATTCTCGATCTTATCGTAATAAGCCTGCACCATAGGTTTCTCACGATTCTCATCCAACCACCTATTTATCGCATCGAGATATCGTTGCTGATCTTCGAACGTCATGTCCGAGATATCGAAATTCTGAATGGTAGGCTTGAATATATGATATACTTCCTTCGTAATAGGTTTATCCCCATCATATCCTACGATATCGTCACGAGTCTTCACCTTAAGACCTCTATCGGATAGAAGAAGATCAATAAGCTGTTTCTCGGTCTTACCCATAACATTCTTAAGATCATATATATCAATAATAGCTTTCGCCTGCTCTGTCCGATACAGTAAATCGTATTTGGCGAAATCACGGGACGAATCAAGGTAATCAGAGTTCTTACCGTTTATCTTCTGTATAAGATCCTCATTATCCTTTATCCCCCATCCACGCTCTTTCATCATCTTCGTCATCTTATTGATATTAGCCACGCCCTCAACATGAGCGTCGTTATAAGCCTTGGCAAGACGTTGCCCTAACATGCCTAAGATAGCGTTCCCGCTATGTTCTAACGTCCCGAAAAACCGGGACATGACATTGATATCCTTATGGATGTTATTTATCAACTTCTTTATCCCATTCCAATATCTTTCCGGGATATTAAACATCCGGAGCTGTCCATCCAGCCAATCCTCGTTACGATCACTACGGAGGGCGTTTATATCGGACATAGATGTCTCAGCCATCCGCAATATATCATCCATATCCTCTACCATGCCAACCTTATCGTTGCTATAATAATCCGCCGCCTGATTATTGACGAATCCACGAAGATTCCTGATTAACGGTACTATCTCCCCATATACGTTATCGATAACCTGTATCGTCTCATAATCCAATCCCTTGTCGCTCTTACGCAAGCTACTGGCAACTGTAACCAAATACTCCACCTCAGCCTTGGCGGTCGCTATGACACTCTTGGTGGATAACAGATTGTTGTTTTTATTAAGCTCACCCCCGACTTGTCTCACCTTCTCGCCTATATCACGAAGAAGGGAGATACTCTCACCGATCCTCTGGCTTTGGCTTGATCTCATTCTCTGTAATCTAGCGTACAGCCTTTCTAAGGATCTTCCGTTCCTGATCAACTTATTAGCCACATCAACATCCGATAATGAGTACATGAGATGACCATTATCTTTCAACAGAAGCACGTCAAAAGCGCTTGGATCATCCGCTAACGCCGACTCCTTTATCCTGTCAAGTACCTTGTTTAAATCCGATCTTTGGCTGGTAAAGAAATTACGTATAGCTCGCACCATCCTGCCAAACAAGGAGAGCTGGACGTCCTCAGACGAGGTCAGATCCTCTACCGCCTGCTCCATGCCCGGAACGAACCTATGGGCCAGCGTCTTACCTAGGATCTCCCGCTTCACCATCCGATCCAACTCCTCTCCTTGGTATTCCTTCCCATACACCTCATAGTAACGACCGGCGAATTGATTCCATAATGGCGTGCCAACAACAGAATCCAGCACCTCGTCAATCTCTTGCTGGTTACGATAAGTATCGACCAAAAAATGAGCCACCTCCTCATTGAGATCCTCTACCGTAGCCCCCTCAGCCAAGGCGATAACCCCATTGGCCATATCAGATAACGCCCTAGCCGAAGGATCCACGCCATTACGCATCTTATACTTATCCATATACTCAGACATACCCATCACACGGATACCTAACGTGGATAAGATGTTGGTTATATCAGTCCTGTTTTGAAGATCTTCCGCCTTCTCGTTCTCAATAACCCCACGGACATTGCTCCCGTACAAAGCGTTATCCTCCATCATCAACGACAAGGCTAGCTCCATGAATCCATCATACTTGTTGTTAAGCTCCTCAAACTTGCCTTGCCTTAACATACCCTTGATCTCCGATCTGCTTACCGTAACCTTCTCCCCGGACGTAGTGATAAGATCAAGATCATTACTTACCTCCGTATCAAAACCTATAGAACCCAATACGTTCATTTCGGAGGACTGACTTCCAAATCTATTTTTAAGGCTAGAGAAGGCATCCATAGCGTTATAGATCTTAAGACCATCAGAATTGCCGGCTCCAGTAAGATAATATCTATCCCCTAGCCTTATACGTTCCCCACTCAACATACCTTTCTTGATAAGGTAATTGACAAACCCTCCACGGGTGCTTATATTAGAGTCTGAGCTAACACCAAGGACCGGGATGAATGACTCGCTGTTATTAAGGGTTATGGAGGAAGAGCCAAAGGAGATGTCAGCTGTACCGGACGGGACGTCGCTCTCCTCGACACTGCCGGCCAAGAACCCGGCCTCGACCCGCCCGCCGGACGAGCCTTTTATGGCGTTGGCGTAAGTATCATATACCTTGCCATCATCCGATCTAAAGAACAGGCGAGGCTCACCGGAATCATATACCAATCTTGAAGATGGAAGAGTATAATTCTCAATATCATTTAAAGGCAAGACATTGCCAGAAAATATGATCTCCCCATCTATACTTCCGCCCTTCACCCTAATATTAGGACGTTGCCCGGCAAAAGCGCCTTCCACGATCTTCCATAACATACGGGCTGTCTCCTTAATGTCTATATTCTCCCTGATAGCCCTTATATCATCCCATGACGCCTCTTTCAGTATCGTGTCGCCAATATTATTCTCATTTATGGAATCCAGATCCACCTCCTGTACCGTGGATGTATCTACCACCGCCATATCACTGACCTCACCTACCTCTCCGGAAGTAAGATAAGCCACGACATTGTCGCTATTTCCAAGGCTTCTGGCCAACGCCGGGGCGTCCATATCGCTTATGGCGGACAAGACCTTGGCTGACATAAGCTGCCCCCACTCGCTAGCGTTAAGTTTGGCGCTTATGGATCTGGCGGCCTCCTTATTCCTTGGCACGGACTTCGTCCAGTCACCGAACTTAGACCTAAACTTATCGTTATAAATAGTCATATAAGCTTCAGCGACCTTATTAAGGTCACTTACGGCGGCTATACCCGCTATCTTATCGAACAAGGTAGATACCTCGCCGGAAGGGGTCAAGACACGGGTTATCTTACCCTTACTATTTCTTTTAATTACACAACTTGACATAACTTCATGTTTTTGACAAAGATAAACAAAAAGCCTCCACAAATAAGCGGAGGCTGATATTCTTGTGTTCCTTATATAATTTATGGCTTAATCCGTATTCTTACTATTGATGAACTCACTAACGCAATCACCAGCGAAGCCGGCTATATACGCTGCGTGTTCATCCTCTCCAACCTTAAATCCAAGAGACATGTTGCAAAATTGGCATACGCTCATTGCTATATGGAATGACTCGTGACATATATTTCTCATTATTAAATCATCGTCGCTCGAAAAATTCCAAAGTATGGCAAATTTATCATCATCGTCCCTATCCCTTACCAAATTTACGAAAGACGCCTCCTTGTCCATATCATCCTCATCTCCCCATTTCCCCTCGTGTTCAGGTTCCATATTCTCGAAACGATCACACAACGTCTTATAATCTAATCCAACCGTGATAATCAAATCCAACGGATATATCACGAAATCAAACTCCATCTCTCTCATAAAACCCTTAATTTTTCTACAACCTCAAAACACATCTTACACTCAATCCTACGATACAACTGCCTTACGCCATCTATCGTAGTCCAATAACGATTCCCATCACGACGCAAGAACTCGCTCATGACCTTAGTGTCAGCCACATCATGTAGGTCGTATGAGTCAAAACATAACTTACATATATCGTCAAGATCAAAATAAGTAACCTTATTATACGATATACAACGGATTTGTCTCCCATCAGGAATCTGAACATCGAAAACATTTAGCTCTTCCATTTTTTCAATCAATTACAATTTCCTCAATAATAGAAATAGGAACATTCACGCATACTCCTATGGTTTTCAACCCACATCCGTTACGTCTATTCTCCTGAATCTGCTCCTCTGATAAAGGGGTCTCGATACTACAATACTTTGTAGTATTTTCTTCATAATCATTCTCATCCTCCTTATAAGGTCTATAAAGAACGATATCTCCAGCCTTAGCAGCTAACATAACAATACCATGAACGTCTTTTTTGATCATGCCGATTTTACCTTCATAACCATGATTCTTGATCAGATTAATGTGTTTTCTTATATCCATATACATAAAAACATGGGATACATATCCCATCACAGATACATATCCCATTATATAAATTAGCGACGAAAGGCATGGTGATGGACATGCGCCACAAATGTAATTACAAAATTCGTAAAACAAAATATCAAGGACAATCACCCGTGCATTTGCATGGAACATCGCTTTTCAAAACCCCATACACCCGATTGTCGCTAGTCAGCCATCGTTTGCCGTCGCTCGTGATATAAGCCTGCCTACATCCCTCCTGATTCACCGTAAGCGTCTTCTTAACGCCTTTGGGGGTTGTTATCTCCAACTCAAGAGTACGGTCAAGACCTTTGTTCATTACCGAGCCAAAGGAAACAGCGGCGCTACCGGTCCCGGACCCGGGGCTGACGGTCAGAGGCTGGCCCGTTACCTCACCTACCCCGTCCTTCCAATTAATATTCAAATCATTATCCATATATATCATTTTTTCGTTCTATTGCAAAGATAACAAAACAAATAAACCCCAACCGGATTTATCCAATTGGGGTTCGATACCATTATCTCCTAACTGTTATCGTCTCATCATCCTCAACACGGTTCTGGCGGCTGCTTGCGCCCAAGTCCAGCTGTCGTTAGATGTTACGTTAACCGTCTGTTGAGTACCATTTACATCCAAGTTAATAATCTCCTTGTCAAGCTCGATAGCAGAGTCTCCAGCGGCTTGCGTTACCGTCACGTTGGCTGTCTGGCCACCAGCGGCAGTTACCTTCAATGTAGCTGTCAGTTCCTCGATCGTGACGTTGGCCGGTACGTTCGAGATCGTGATGCTCCAAACGAACTCGCCAGCGGCTCCGGGATCGTCGGCGATAACCGCTC